TGCTTGACCCATTTACTGGTCCAAAGGTCGAGCCGTTTGGAAAGTCTATAGTTCCGGTAGAGTTGTTAAATCTCCAACTACCTAACGAAGTTCTTATAGTGACCCCGTCAGCATAGTTAATTTCTAAGTCTTGTGTACCAGTTTGATTTTGTCCGATAGTCCCGGTATTGTTAGGAAGTTCTATTACTCCTAAGTTATTAAACGTCCAAGTCTTAACAGTAGAATCTTGCGGGTCGACAGTAATTTGTATCTGGTCTGCTGAATTAATACTTCCGCCTGTCGGTAGAACAAAATCGCCGGTTGATAAAAATTGCCAAGATAAATCAGGTCCTTGAGTAGTTGTAACAGTCACTGACTGTCCTGATAATTGTAACAGACTGCCTGATGTTATATTTCCTGGAACTGCCAGCTCTCCGAAAGGACTAAGTGTAACATTAGACGTTCCATTAATTAGTTGTGACGATGCTAAACTCGGAGTCCAAGATAATGTCCCAGTTCCGGTGTTAAATAGATACCCTTGTGCGTCAGTTGGTAATATTTGATATGCGTCGAGTATCGATGCAAATGGATTAGTGTTAGGTATTACTTCTTCATTACTTGTACCTGCATCAGTAACTTGTTCAGCTTGTAACTGTCCACTAACATTAGATAATTTAATATCGCCAATGTAAAATCCTTCATCAACGTGTATTTGTCTCCATTGATTAGATGCACTACCTAAGTCGTAAGTAGAAGTAGAACTAGGAGTTATATCTGAGTCGAGTGCGGAAAATGGTAAACTAGCATAATATGAAAGGTTGTTCCAAGTAGTTACACCGTCACCAATTTTTAGTAACGAAGTATCTAGTTCGAATCCTAATTCACCTGAGTATAGCGTAGGGTTATCTAACGTCCAATTTGCCGATGTATCCCTGCGTATTTGTATTCTTTTTATCATTCGCTGTCTCCAAAGATTGTAGCAGACTGTCCGCCATCTAGCGTGTATTCTTTTACAATAGTCTTTTCTTTTACTACAATTTTACTAATCATACCAGCATCTTCTGGAAATTTGAATCGTATAAATGTATATTTACCTACAATATCAACTGTAAAAGGGGTGCTAGAAGTAATAGTATTAGTAGCAATTTGGTCCCAGGTATTTCCAATTGCTGTACTTTGATTCGTTGTTCCTTCTATTGTAATAACACCCCTAAATGTTCCAGGATAATAAGCAATTGATACAGCGTTATCGATAAGGTCGTTGAGTTTTGATCCAAATGGAACCACTCGACTATAGTAGGCTTTATCACCAAAACTTACTTGGAATGTTTTAATCTCAACTTCTGTTCCTGGTTTAGGTATTACTCCGTTTTCTATTTCTACAGTAACTCCAAGTCCAAATTGTGCATCGCTGTATAGTAAATGGTCAGTGTTACTAGAATCAACTGGTTGTAAGATTGCTGTTAATGTTAAAGATTGATTTTGTATATCGTCTAGTTCGAACGAGTCAAAAGTAACTGTAAATAAGGACGGAGTTCTAGGATTAACTGTGCCTTGCACAGATAAAATTTGTTTATATTCCGCATCAAAGGCAGTTACAATAGGAGTATACGTTCTTAAATCGACCTTTTTTTGGTCCGCATTTCGCACATCGAACGTCACAGTATTGTTAATACCTTTGTATAATTTTATTTTGTGTTGATACACTTGTCTGTACTCCGTGATGAATCCTGTCATATCTGATGTAACTCGGATACGGTTTGGTACTAAATATAGTAATATTTTTTGCATTTAATATTTACCGAGGCTGTTATATATAAGTATTTATGGTAAAACTAACAGATAACATAAGAGAACAATTTCCGTTTGTGTCGGTTGTACACTACGGCGACGTGGAATACGTAGGAATAATCATCAATCAGGATCAGTTCGTAACATCAATGTATGACTACGAGTTGTTAAGGTCTGACCCTGAGAAAAAACTTTTTCTAGAATTAGGAGAAACGTGGTGGTGGGAATCAAATAGAACTATCCCCATAAACATCTTTTTAAAAAATGATATGGAGTTATTTCGTTATTCGATTTTTACGATGAACAGTAAAGATGTTAAAATTATGCTAGGTCCGACAGTGAACCTTAATGCTATTTCTAGTAAACGTGTTAAAAGAAAGATGATACAACTAGTTAGGCCATCTCGTAACTAATCTAACACTAGTTCGCCGGCTTCGATTTGTTCGCATAGCAAATTCATGTGAACAACAACTAATGCCGCATAACTATGTGCATGACTTTTCTTAAAATAATACTCGTCATTGTCTGGTTTAGTCCAGACTTCTTGCATTACTTCCGTCCACGGTTTTCCAATTAAGTATTTTTTTGCAGGACGAATTATAGCCAATACCGCAGCTAATTGTTCGATCGTTTTAGGTTGCATAGTTCTAACAATATTGCTATATCCGTTAAGATGAAACACCAAATTACAAAACTGATCTTGTTCGAGTAATTCCCATACTGGTTCAGTGTTCATTAGTCGTATAAGATGTTCTTCAGAAGTAACACCTTTGTATACACTAGCATTAAGAAAGTCTATTTTAAAGTATCCCCGTGATTCTGCTTCTTTATAGTCTATACTAGCTCTATTAGAAAACGCATCAACAGGGATGTTGGTAAAATAAACTCCAGTGTTATGTGCTTTCATAACACCATGTTCGTTACGACTAGCAACGATATAATCAAATTCGCTAAGTGCTAGGTCGCGATTAGCAAAATCAATATCTATATCAGGCATTAATGTTTAGTCTCTGAATGATATAAGATGAGAGGCAATATCTCAGCAAGATAATTTGCATATGATTCAGCATCTACTTCATCTTCAAAATTTGAAAATTTTATGTATACTGCATCGTCTTGTCCTAAGAAAATATCAACATCGATATCTCCGTTAACAACATTGTCATTGATAATAATTACAGGTTTGGTTTCGTTTGTCATAAATTACTTTGTTCTACTACCATTTTAACTAGAGCAATATCACCTGGATAAATCTTAAACCGTTTAGACCAAAAGTCTGGATCCATTACTGAATAGATCAACGACAATTGCTCATCATTAAATCCATTTAGCAATTGTTTTCCGCTTTTGCAATTTAATACAAGCCATGGACTAATCTTACCGTCACGTATATCATATACTGCTCGAACCGGTGTTACATATTTAAAATAATGATCCCATTGACTATTATTTTTTTCAGCCCATTTGTCCATGGTGTCTATACTTCGTGTCAAGGCTGTTTCTGCAGGTTCTTTTTTAATAAACTCTAAAATATACTTATAATATAATTCTTCATTACACCAATGATCTAACTTTATTCCACTAGTTACGATCCAGTCGATGTATTTTGAAGGATATAGCGGATCAACATTACTTAAAAAACTACCAAATTTAACAAACGCATTATAATATGCACTGTCAACGAACTGTTCATAAGTTTTTGTACCTTTTGAGTTTTGTGTAAGTTCAAAGAATCGAGTGTATACTAAGAATCCCATTTGAACATGTTTCTGATCTTTAGCTAAGTGCCTACGCTTTTTTTCACAACTATGAACTAATAAAGTTGATTCTTTAGTAAATCCATTACCGCAATACCGACATGTAAATGGTTTTTCTGTGATGCGTTTAGTCTTTGCCATTTTGTGTTTATCAAAAATTTCAAGGTTCATAGAATCTTTTTAATTTCTTTATCATCGAGTCCTAAGTCTTTAGCATACTGTTTAAGTTCGGCTTTACTAGATTTTTTTATCATTAATTCTATTTCAGCATCGTTTTTATCTGGATAAATCTCTTCAAGAAACTTAAACACCTTGTTATCTGTATTCTTCTTTTTGAATCCGATCCATTCATGAAAGTAAATCTTTTCTTCTTCGTTTCCGCACATACATACCAAATACCATAGGAGTTTTGGATGCTTTGACAAGGAAAAGAAGTGCTTATTGTAATATTCGTTAGTTTTGAATATTGCTAACTCTTGTGCATCTCTATTATTTGTTTTAATTGAACTAGCATATCTAAGTAAAAGAAAAAGTGAGATTTGTTTTCTTTGATCTTCAGTAAAGGTATCCCATAATAGCCTTGCACCTAAATCAATTGCAGCGGTTTCATCTTTGATAGTAATTTTATCTGTCATGTTGGTTTGCTCAGTTGATATATTAGTATAACAGAATCTAGGGCTTTGTGCAATGCAAGATTCGTTTTAGCTAACTCGGTTATCTGTATAAACTCTTCTATGCTGAGCCCATGATACTTAGGTTGTTGATATTCAGGAACATTAAATGGTCGGGTTCGAACGGTCTTTCCCCCGTCCGAACTTTCCATGATCACAGTAGTAGTATACATTATGGTAATTTATAATAGTTAATAATTTCCGATTGACGGTTGATGTCTTTTACAAAAAATGCACAAGTCGGTGACGATCCGGCATGTAACGGAACAGTCAACAACTGATTATTTTTCATTTTAGGAAAAAACCATTTAACGTCGTTGTATACGTTAACAATTTCTATAGTTGCAAACGAATGTCGAAAACTTGATATAGGATTAGTTAAAAACGCTTCAAAGCCTCGGTCATTTAAACTAGTTAAAGGAATTACTTCTACTTCGGTCCCAGCATCAGAACATCCTACTGCTATCGACCAGTCAATCGGCATAGCAATTTCATTTCCGCCGATGTTTAATACCATTGCTGACGAGTTAAAGGATTCTAAAAATATCAATGGCATAAAGAAATAATCAGGATCGTTTGGATTATTGTTATCTAATACTGAGAATCTAAAGTCATCTTCTATTTCATCTGGTATCTTTGATAAATCAAACGCGATGTCGTCAAGTGTGAGTATATACATTATTATTCCTTATAGTAATTGCCAATTTACTTTATCTGTAGTAAATGGATAGTGAGCTTCTTTATAAAATTTTCGTCTTTCTGTTAAGTGTCGTTTCGCATATTTACATGTTGATGTAATGTCCCATATTTGGACAAAATCCTTATCTTCAGCTTTTCTAATGCCACGTCCGATCGACTGTATTACTCGAACAAAACTCTTACCTGGCTCTAACAATACTAGATTAAATATGCGAGGAATATTGAGACCCACAGCAGCAACTCCGTAGGTTGCTACAATTACTTTATTAGTAGCATCTTTTACTTCGTCGTAATGATCCTGGCGCTCAATAAGTTTTACTGATCCGTTAATAAACACAGCACCTTCGATAGCCTCAGCAATTTGAGTTCCTGCATCTATTCGGTCTACCAGTATAAGAGTGTTTCCAGATTCCTTAATTCGATTGCACAAATTAGCAATATATGCTACTCGATCGACATTTGTTACAAGATACTTTAATTCCTCCTGATACGATTTGAACTCTTTGAAATCATGTAATTGTACGATGTTAACATGACATTGGCTCAATACACCTTTTTCCTGCAACTGATGTGCTGAAATTCGATTGACCACTGGTCCGATCGTAGCAAGAATACTTTGAAATTCAATATCTGCTTTTGGCACAGTTCCTGTTAATCCCCAACGTATAGGTGCGTTAGCAAAGTTTTGTGATAAGAGTTTTTTAAGAACCTCAGCCTTTGCTTGATGGCACTCGTCGACTATTATCGCAACTGTACCATTAATAAATTCTGCTAATGTTAACGCTTCGTCTTCGCAATCTTTTTTATCGAGAATATTAAGACTTTGCCATGTTACAATAGTATGCGTTCGCCCGATTTCTTTTCGATCACCAAAGTATACACCAACATCAAGCCCTAAATTAATATAATCCTTTTCAGTTTGAATTACAAGGTTTTTATTAGGTACAACAACTAATGAACGGCCATAGGGTTCGCATAATGCACTTAAGGTTGCTGTGATAAGAGTTTTGCCAGCACCAGTTGCTAACTCCTGTAATCCTTGAGGATTCTCCATAAAGTTGTTAATGGCATCTAGTTGATAGTCACGTAATACCACAGGCTGGCCTTCTCTTTCGTGACCTTTTGGCCAAACTTTTCCCTGATCAGACCAGTGATTTTCTGTTATCTTTTCAAACTCAAATTTATGAGGATGTCTTAAATCTTCGATTTCGTCAATCTCGATATTCGATTCTTCTAGAATTTTTAATATAATGTCAAGATGATTTAGATACCCATTACCACCTATTCCAAAAAATGTTGTAGTTCCGTCCCATCTTCCTAGTTTAAATTTGGGCATATGCCTTGCATAAGGCAATTCAAACTTTAATTTATTTGAAATTTTTCTTCGTACCTGAACTGGAAGTCCCTCCAGTTTAATATTTACTTCGTCATTAATAATTAATTTACAGAACATGTATAGATAAAGTTCCTTTAAGTGTAGTGTATTTTGCAGTAATACTATCGTTATAGTAATAAACTGTTGGAATACCGTTTAAGAAAGTAGTCGGTTTTCCATGATCGTGTTGAGATACCACAATAGCAGAAGCAGGATACCAATTAGCATTAACTAATGGCTTAGGTAGTTTATTTTTAGTAATCACTACAACTTTTATTTTCTCATTAATATAATTGTTTAGGTTATTAGATCGAATATACTGAGAAAACTCTTCGTTATGAGTTGGTCTAAAAAATATGTTAATTTCTTTATGCTCTACGAATTTAGTAAGATCATCAACGATCCCTTTTATCTGTTCTAGATTAGCATTATCGTCAAGGATCATTAATACCGGCCATTGCGATAGTTCATTTATTGTATTAGTTAAATCAGCTATTGAATATACTGATGGCAAAACTCGA